GTGACGTCCTGAGGACCACATATGTCCTTTAACACCGAAAGGTGTTGTAACCTTATATTTTGCGTCTTTCATTGGCGATGCCATGTTCTCTCCTTAAATGGTTAAGTTACTATTATACCTTTAAGCAGCGCCCCATGTGGCGTAACGGACAGAATGTCGTGCTTCAAAAATACCTTTGAGTACTTCGGCTTTACTCATACCACCTACGTCTTTAACGTCAATGTCAGCGTACTCAAAGAACCACGCTTCAAAACCTAAATCCTGTGAAGCTTTAACCATTTTAAGTGAAGAGGTAAGACCAGCATCGTCACTATCTAAAGCAAAAATAATCTTATCTGCAAACCGTATTGTTTTTAACTGTGTCTCTGAAATCATAGAACCATAAGTAGATACGCCACCTGTAATACCTAGAGAAGTGAGTCTGACAACATCTAGTGGTGACTCTACAACAATCATGTCTCCACCTGTGTATCGGTCAAATCCAAATAGCGCATTGCTTTTTTTAACTCCTGTTGGGCAATTCTTAAAGTACCTTCCAGAGAAACCTTTTTCTTGCCATCCAATAAGAGAACTATTGTAGGTATTTCTAATAGGAATAATCCAATTCTCTCTGCGGGCATCCCATAAAATTTGATGGTGAGCTGCCGCTTCAGGAGTTAATCCACGGGACTTCAATGCGTGTATTGGAGGCTCTACAAAAGCTGCTAACGAAGCCTCAGACACATAGACAAGTTCCTCAAATGTTTCTTTAGGTTTACTAATGGCACGCTCAAAAGCCTCTAATAGTTCTCCGCCATCGTTAAGCCAAGCCTTGGCCTGCTCAAAGTCGTACCCACCCTCTTCAGAATAAAACTGATTAACGTAAGCAATAAGTGAGTACAGGCTTCCCTTGTATTGACATGAAAAACAAATGTGCGCACCTGTATCACAGTTTATGTACCACGAAGGATTGTTATCAGGGTGTCCAACACGGTCAATGTGACCTGGGCAAAACCCTTGAATCTCTGAACCGCGTGAATCTACATACTCAATACCTAAAGCATCAAGCGTTCTTTCCATCTCTTCTACGTTCATTACATATCATCCCCATTAATTTCACGGAACTCACCTGTGTTCCAATCCCACACTAACGAAACTTCCATAGGACTTGCGTTACGACCTGCCATAAGTTTTAGCACACGGGTGTCATCTACGTTTTCGTCTTCACGTTGTAAACCTAAGAGAATGTCAGCATCTTGAAAGAATGAAGACGAGTAACCAATAGAGCTTGCGGTTACTTGACCTTTGTTCATCTTCCACTCAAGAGTCTGGGTAGAAATAATAATTGGAATTTGATACTGCTGGGCTAGGCGCTTGAGTGAGCGGGTAATGTTTGTCAGAGCAATAGCTGTGTTAGCTTCACCTGACTGCTCATCTACCATTAGGTACACACCATCAATGAAAAGAATCTCTGGCTGTAGCATTTGAATCTTGTTAGACAATCCTGAGATAGTTGAAGAACTAGCTGATTCGCTAAGCCAAAACTTATGTTGCATCATTGACATGCCACGAAGCTTAGCCTTGTAACGTGACTCTTCTTCTGGAGTCAAGGTTCCTGTAAGTAAACGGTGGTGCGAGATACGAGCACGCATAGCATCGTAACGAGTTGTCTGCTCATCGTTACTCATTTCAAATGATTGGAATACGGGAACCTTACCACCGTTGTGAATGTTCTGAGCCATCTGTAAAATTAAAGTTGACTTACCTGTCTTAGGTGGGGCGGCAATAACAATAAGCTGTCCCTTTTGCACACCGCTGATAGCACGGTCAAGTGATGGGAATCCTGTAGCCATGCCACGCATACCGTTAGGTAAGTTTTTACGCTCAACATATTCTTCCCATCGTTGTTCTGCGTCTTCAGTGATGTCGGTATCACTAGCGGCAGTTAGCCCCTCTTCCTCAAGACGAGCCATGCCACGCTGAATACTACCAAGAGCAGCTTCATGATTTTTATCCTTTTCAATGTCCAGAATAGCTTCACGGAATGAAGTGTTTATGATTGCCTTGCGGCGCTGTTCAATTACTTTGTCAATGAGAAATTCAATAGAGTCCTCAGTAGTAACAGCAATAAAAGTAGGAAAGTTATCTGCAAGCACTTCAAAGCTAGGGCTCTGTCCATAGTTGGTGTGGTGCTCTCGTACGTATTTCCAAACACGCTTATCTAAGTCATCGTTAAACCACGAATCGTTTACTCCACGTGCAAATAAAGGAGATAGGTTTTTATCATGTAATGCTCGGCTTAGTAATCTATTCTCGTAATCCATTTTTCCCCTTTAGAAATCCATACCCCAATGACCATACATCAACTTATGTTCAGGGTCAATTACCCCTACAACTTCAGGTCGGTATGGTAAATCTGCAGCTAACTTTTTTGGCGAGCCATACGATGCAAAGTATCTAAACGGATTAGTACCTGCAGTTTCTAGCGCGTTGTACACAACTTCAAGTTCATCCTGTGAATAGTCAAAAGAAATTAATTCAAGTGTTACATTTGCATGTGTAGTATACACATAAAATTTATTAAGAAGTAGTCGGTCATACTGGATGTTGTCATGAAACTTTTTTATAAGTTTAAACTTCTTTGTAGTTATCCGTGTTTTGATAAGTAAAATGTCAGCGTTAACTAACACCCGCTTAGGAAAGTCGTTACTAATGTCCCCTTTGTACATAAACTAACAGACCTCTATTTTTCCAAATTTAAGTACAAAGTCTCGGTGCGCTTCTGCGGACTCGGTGGCTTTGTCAACATCTTCTTCAGTATGTCTAGTAGAAATCTCAAGAGGATACGTACCTTTGTTTTGCTTAACTTTTTCTATTACAAACCTAGTATGTTTGCAAGAGTTGCGTCCAAGATATCCAGGACATGTACAATTAAAAGTTTTATCGGAGCGCAAGCTTACCTCATAGATACCTGGTCCTGGAGAAGTATCTTGACTTAAAAATACTTGAACTAGACGTAACTCTTCCATTAAGTCCTCCGTCATTTGCGTAAATCCCCTCTAATAGATTCTAGCTCAATTGTTACAAAAGCTTCGTGGATAAAACTACCAGTTGCCTCACCATAAGCCGCGGACCAGGACTTAACTGGAAGATTTGTTGTAACTATAGTGGGAAGTCCATTGTTAAACCTGCTACGTAGAATGTCATGTACAAGAGTTTTTTGCCAACCACTAGCAGACATGTGCTCTTTACCAATGTCGTCTACAACTAATACCCTAATGTTGTAAGCGTCATCTAAAGATTCACCTGCCATACCTAAAAACAATCTTTCTTGTTCGTCAGTTTTCTCTGCACTTTTCATAACACCAGCAAGTTCAACTATTGAATTAAAGGTGGCAAAGTAACAAGGTTTAACAAGCGCCATATTTTCTTCTACGTTAAATGACTCAAAAGAAAATGTGCGCATCATCTCTTGGATAATCGCTAAAGCTAAAGTAGTCTTACCGTGCCCAGGCTCACCTACAAGAAGCAATCCCTTACCGCAAGTTGGTTTACCGTCCGCGCGTATTACGTCTCCATCTTTAACTTTTTCAATCCACTTAGAGATAAGAGATAAATCTTTTGGAGTAACCTCTTTGCAGTCAATTAACTCCCAGCCAACACGAGCACGGGGAACGTTAGCAATCTTAATCCAAGACTTTCGCCTAACAGGCAGTTCATCAATGTTAATCATTTGACTCTCCCTTTTTGTTAGCGTTATTAATCCACGATTGTATTTTATCCAAAGTTTCTTTGGTAAGACCTGCTTCACGCATCATACGTTCTTTTTCTACAATGTCTAAAGCTTCGTCTTTCATCTTACTCATGTTAGCCACTCCTGAGATTTAGCGGCTTGAGACTGCGCTTCCTCAACCTGCTCAGTTGTACGCACCATACCACGAGCTTGTGAAACAAGTGCTGGGGCACGAGAGATAAATAGTTTCCACAAGTGCTCAGCAGAATCATACTTGTCAAAATCAATGCTGGCAAAAAACAAATCAAGCATCTTAAACTCAATCTCACCATTGGTGTCATGACTCTTACGCATAGTTGCTAATGCTGGAATGAATCTGCTGGTGGCTACTGACCACGGTGGAATGTTCCACTGGTTTTCAATGCGGTATGCAAACTCGTGTCCAATTTCTGCGGGAGCCCAACTAATGACAGGTATGTCGTACCTACCGCCCATACGCTTTCGGGTCTTTTGCTGGTAAGCCTCTTTCTTAGCCGCCTCGTGCTTAGCCCGTGCCTTTAGTCTTTCTTCCGTAGCCTCATCGTCTGAAGAGGTAGGTTCAAAAAAGTCATAGCCCATAATGTCACTCACATCCATTGTCGTGAACTCTTCACGAGGTTCCCTCGTGATTTCTTTACTAGTTAAACTAGCTATATACTTAGTATAAGTTAGCTCATTCTGTTGTATCAGGGCCCCAGAAATCCGCTTGCTCTCGGCGTGTCGGTCTTCGGTTTCTGGGCCCCAGGAATCGTGTATGTTAAAGTAATTTCTACCCTTATTAGTGACAAAACAAGTGGTCATAATACGGCTTCCAGCACGCTCAGCACGGCGCTCCAAAAGGCCTTCTAAAACCAGCTCGTTAAGAGCAGTCCTGATTGCCTCTCTACCCTCCTTAAAGCGGGCCTGAAGCGCTTCTGCGGTTGGGTTGGTCCCTACGTACACACAGTCCCACAAAAGCCCCACAGCGCGTGCTGAAATCATTTTTTGAGGACCTTCTGAAGCTCGGTAGCAATAGCCTCAGCAAAGATACCTGCAATTATATGGATAGCCTCGTATAAAGGGTCCTCATACTCATCGTCTTCGTCTTCGTCAATAACTTCAGGAACGTCCTCAGAAAGCCGTTCTTTTTCAGGTATTGTAGGAGCTTCAACCACAACAAGGCCATCCGTTGGAGTGATGGCTACTAAACCGTCAGTTAGGTCAAATGCTGGAATGTTACGCTCTTTTGCTATAGCTAAACAATTAGCAGATTCTGGGTCCTCATCATCCCAAAGGATAAACATAGCCGTTTTAGTTTCAGGCGTTATTTCGAGTAAGCTCTCAGAACCGTACGTAATTTCTTTATCAGTTAAATAAGTTTTTAACCAAGCCTGACCTTCAGAAAGTAGTCCCTGTGTGCTGTATAACGTGAACTTAACTTTAGGGTTGGCGTAGATGTAATCGTCAATCAAGGCTTCAATGTTTGCCCTGCTCGTCTTACCACTGCCAACTACGATGATGTGTTCATACATGTTGTCTCCTTAGACGGTAGAAGACCTACTATACA